ATACTTTTAATTGTAGGACGTATGAGCGAGTCAGCTGGACAGACAAAGCTAGACGGTTATCTAGCGTCAACAGGTTCTACCTCGGTAAAAGCCGCGATCGAGGCAGATGCAACACTTAGCGGCGCTGTCCAAACCCTGCGAGTAACATCCGCTACCGCTGGATCTGTACAGGTGGCTAGTATCGATTACCTTGCGTATCGGTATAATGTCGAATTGATCGGCTAAATAAAAGGAGAAATAAATGGCGATCTTTATGGGTAATAAAGTAGCTGTAGTCGCAGGCACTACAACTATTACCACTTTCGTTAGCGCGGTCAGCCTGTCGCGAGAAATCGATGCCGTAGAAATTACCGCTATGACTGACTCAGTACAAAACCTAATCGGTGGTATTGAACGTCCTAGCGTTACTTTAGAGGTGTTTAACGATTTTGCTGCATCTAGCGTTAACTCAATTTTTGAGGATGCACTAGGATCAAAATTAGCTATTCAGCTAATTCCAGTCTCAGGCACTGTTACATCGACTAACCCTCGCTACTCTATGTCTGTTTTGGTTGCCCAGTGGCAGCCAATTAACGGAAGCATCGATGCGCCAATGACTGCATCGATTACGCTTCCAGTAACTGCTCTTACTAAAGCTACATCTTAATTAACTAGAATAGGGGACATAAATGGCTACGCAATTAATTAAAGTAACTAAAAAAGACGGTAAAGAGGTAAATTACGAGCTTACGCCAGCGGCTAAGGTGGCTTTTGAGAGTCACTTTAAGACTGGATGGCGTAAGCGACTAATCGAGGATCAGCGTGAAAGTGATCTATGGTGGTTCGCGCATTATCTAATAACCGCTAAAGGTGAGACGACAGCTGCTCTCGATGACGATTTCTTAAATCAATATAAAGACGTAGATTTCGTTTTTGACTCAAAAAATGGATAGACCGACGCGGCGACATATGGGAGGTCGCAGCTGTGTCGGTAGCGACGAGTATCTCACCTAATGAGCTACTAAAATGCGACCCTGCTATATATGCAGCTATAAAATTTATACTGCAAGAGCAGGCTCAGGCGCGTAACACACCGCGCACGATGAAAAGGAGGCGCTAGTGGCTAGAGCTAGTGAGTCCATACTAATCGCTGACTTTGATAAGTTAGTACGAGAGCTAAAGGCTATTAGTCCTCAATTAAGAAAAGATTTTAATAAGGGACTAAATGAGGCTGTAAAGCCTATGCAGCAATTAGCTAAAACTTTTGTCCCTGGCACTATTCAGTACCAAGATCGGGACGTATTCGCGCAACAGCCGCCAGACTATTCATCGCCTGCCTGGATAAATGACAAAAGACATAGATCTAGAGATCCTCTACGCTGGACGTGGCAACCTGCGATCGTAGCTAGAGGTATAAAGATTAGACGCACTACCATTAATAAGACGCCTTTTGGATATAACAAAGTAGCAGTAGCAGCACTAGCTCTAGTTAACAGTACGCCAGGAGGCGCTATTTACGAGCTAGCAGGATCTGGTAAAGAGACCTCGCAGGCTAAGACTAAAAGCGTGTCACGTAACTATAAGGCTCAAGATGATTTTAGGATTTTCTTTCCAAAAGTAGCAGGCGCTCCAAAACGCCTTATTTATAAGGCTGAGGCTATATTAGGCGATAAGGTTAGAAATGAAATCGCTAAGGTAATAGATCAGCGATTACTAAAATTCGTTAGAGGTGTTCGCTAATGGTAATGGGTCGTAAAGAGGTAGCGGTCGATTTTATTACGCGCCTTAAAGATAAAGGCTTTAAGGATCTTGATAAAAGTACTAAGAAATCGATAAAGAGTCTACAAAAATTAGGACGCACTTTAGGCGTAGCCCTAACCGCGACCGCTGTAGTTGCTTTTGTAAAGAAATCAACTCAACAATTCGCAGAGCTAGAAAGATCTACTAGAAAATTAGAGTCAGAGCTAAACACTTTAGGCTTGTCTTTTGCTACTTCACTAGCTACGGATTTTACTCGAAGTCTTGCTTTAGCTACTGGTACATCGCAAGATAAGTTAATACCATCACTACAAAAATTAATCCAGACTACTTACACCTTAACAGATGCTCAAAAATTACTAGGTCTAGCAGTCGAGATAAGTGGACGTAAAGGCTTAGAGCTAGAGCAAGTTACTAACGCTTTATCGCGAGCCTTTGTAGGAGATTTTAACGCGCTAGTTAAATTAAGAATAGGCTTTGAGAAAGCTGAATTAGAGGGTAAAAACTTTCAAGACGTATTAATTGCTTTACAGGGTGAATTTGGCGTAAAACAGGCTGACACTTTTGCAGAAAAGATAGATAAATTAAAAGTAGCCTTTGAGGAGACTCAGGTAGCCATAGGTAGAGGTTTAATAAAAGGCTTAGAGGACTCTGGATTATCTATTGAACAGACTCAGCAAAAGATGATAGAGCTAGGCGAAAAAATTGGAGAGGCTTTAGGTAAGGCCGCGGCAGCTGTCTTAACCTTAGAAAATAAATTAGAGGATTTAGCTAGTAACCCTGTAATTAGGTTTTTGCTTGATGCTTTAGATGCGTTAGTAGGTTTAGATCCTTTTGGGTCTGCATCAAGAGCCGCAGAAAAAGAGACAGACGCTAGAGTACGAGCTGCTAACGCCTATACAAAGCAACTAGAGACGCAAGGTAAATTAGTAAAACTAGCAGAGATCGAAGCTGGTTTAGCTAAACAAAGAGCCGCAGAGATAGCTAGATTAAAGCGCGAGGAATTAAAGAGAGCGCAAGAAAAAAAGCGCAGCGCAGATATTGAAAAATTACGTAATTCTATACAGTTTAAGTTCGATATAGACGCGATTAACCTACAGGCAGCGCTACGACGTCAGCTTTCACAGACAGACAGAGATCGCGTCTTGCAACTATCAGCGCTAAAAATTGCAGATTATCAGACAGACGAGGAGGCTATTAAGACTCTACAGGCTGCGACGCAAGGACGTTATGACGACGCGATGAACCTAGAAAAGGTTTTACAATTATTAAAGACTGCAGGCTTTGCATCTGATAAAGCGTCTATAGATGCCTTAGCAGCTCTTAAACCTGACATTAAATTTACGGATAACTTAGACGATATTATCGCAAAGCTAAAAAGAATTATCGAGGGTAAATACAGTATTAGCATAGGTGCGACTATTACCGTACCTAACATACCTACACCTGGAGGATCTAGTAAGTCTGGCGGTCTGCCTCCTACTTTTGATCCAGGCGGATTTAGGAAAAAAGATGAGGATACGAGTAAGGATTTACTACCACCGTCACCGCCAGTTATTAAACCTCCTTACATAGATTTACCTGGGGAAATAGGCGGCGAACCTTTTAAGACGCCTTTCGTACCTGATACAGGTAGATTTAGATTTTTTGAGGAGACAGGCGAAAGCGATAGACGGATGGGTCTACCATCGTTTTTTGATCCTGCAGGTTTTAGGGCTAGAGATGAAGGTGTAACAGTAAATGTAAATGTCCAGGGATCAGTAGTAGCTCAAAATGATTTAGTAGCAGCTGTAACCGATGCTGTATATGCGACACAGCGGACAGGTAATAACATACTCTTAGAGGCTATCTAATGAGTACAGGCGCGGTATTTACCTGCACTATCGACTTTAGCAACGGCGCTAACTTTGACCCTAGCCTCGTATTAGATGATCCATCGACACCGCTAGACCAGTCTGTATTAGGTACTAGCGCATCTGAAATCGTAGACGTAAGCCAATACGTGTTACGAGCTGGTATCAGACGAGCCTATAATCGTACCTCCGACACCTTTACCGCTGGTAATGCGGCAGTGCGTCTAATTGACGAGACAGGTTTATTTAATCCTGCCAATACGAGTAGCGCTTTATACGGAAAAATTTTACCTATGCGTAAGATACGTTTTATAGGTACGTTCGCAGGCCAGGAATACGCCTTAGGATCTATGTATGTACAGTCCTGGAAATACACCTCACCTACAGGCTTCGACCCTGCCTTTGTAGATCTAAACTGCGTCGATGGTTTTCAGTTACTAAACCTTGCATCTATCTCTACTGTTACAGGCGGTACGGCTGGACAGACTACAGCGCAGCGCATTACTAGCATCTTAGACGAGGCTGAGTGGCCTGGCGGTATGCGTGCTATATCTACGACCAGTACCACTACGGTACAGGCTGATACAGGTACTACTAGGACGGCTCTAGCAGCCTGTCAGACGGTCGAGGCTACAGATCTAGGATCCTTTTATATGAATCAGCAAGGCTACGCCACCTTTAAGTCTAGGGAGGACATAATTACAGCCTCTGGCGGTACTGCTACTGTTTTTAGCGATACAGGCTTACCAGGGACTATTACATACCAAAAAGTAGCTTTCGATTTATCAGATTTTGGACTTATAAATAGCTGCACTGTTACACGTACTGGCGGTACACCTCAGACAGTAAATAACGTCGACAGTATAGATACATTTTTTAAGCATAGCCGTAATCGTACCTCTATAGCGCAGACTGATATCGATGCCTTAAATCAAGCGCTTATGATCGTAGCAAGTCGCCAAGAGGTAGGAGCAGATTTACGACTAGAGGCTATGACCATAGATGCATATGATGGCGCAGATCCAGACCGCGTTACTGCAGCGCTAGAGCTTGACGTCTATGATCCGATTACTGTTATACAGGTACTGCAAGGTGGTAACGTAGAGAGCGATACCGTAATTACTGGCGTAGCTTATGACATTACCCCTAATTCGTTTAACACTACTTTTACCACCGCGCAACCTTTCGCGAGTGGCTTCGTGCTAGACTCTCTAGTAGATGGCCTACTAAATGAGGACTCGCTCGCTTACTAAGGAGATATATGTCTAAACAAACCTTTACCACTGGTCAAGTACTGACTGCTGCTCAAATGACGTCGCTACAGCAGACAGCGATGCTAGGTGGAGCCTCTAGTGTCAAGACTGCTAGTTATGTCTTAGTAGCTGCAGATGCTGGAACTAGCATAAGAGTTAACAGCACGAGCGCTACTACGGTTACGGTAAATACAGGTTTATTTAGCGACGGCGATATAGTTACTATTTATAATAACAATTCTGGCGTGTGTACAATTACCGCAGGCACTGCAACAGTTACTACCTCTGGATCTTTAGCTTTGTCTCAAAATCAGGGCGGCGTATTATATTTTACGAGCGCGTCTGCGGCTATTTTCTTTCAGTTCGCTACACCTGCTAGCGGTGATATTGAAGGCATAGTAACAGGTACAGACTCAGGCCTATCAGGTGGTGCGACTAGTGGCACTGTTACCCTTAGACAAAAATTATCTTTTAATTCACAAACTACTACAGGTTATACGCTAGTAATAGGAGATCTTAACCAATTAGTAACTCTTGATAATGCCAGTTCAATTAATTTAACTGTACCGCCAAGCGTATTTAGCGCAGGTGATGTAGTAAATATAGCTCAAATTGGCGCAGGTCAAGTTACTTTACTGCAAGGGTCAGGCGTTACCATAAATTCAACAGGCGCGACCTCAACCTCTCCAAAATTACGAGCTAGATATAGCGCAGCTAGTATTGTCTGTACGACAAGTGATACATTTTTAACTATTGGCGATATTTCATAATGAATCTACTTGGGATTATTGCTTCATCAAAAGCTGAACAAATTTTAATAGATTTGTTAATTGTTGCTGGTGGAGGTGGAGGTGGGCAGTCTGGCGGTGGTGGCGCTGGGGGATTTAAAGAGTTATCTAACCAAAGTTATGTTAAGGGAGTTTCATACACCGTTACCGTTGGGGCTGGCGGTGCTGGAAATACAGTAGACCAACAACCAGGAGTAGTAGGCAGCGATTCATCATTTTCTTCTGAGACAAGTTCTGGCGGAGGCCGCGGCGGATTAACTACTGGAGGTAATGGTGGTTCAGGTGGTGGGGCTGGTGGCGCTGGAAGTTCAGGCAGTTCAGCATCAGGAGGAACTGGTATATCAGGGCAAGGAAACGCTGGCGGAAATAATAATGCAATTGCTGGAAATAGAGCAGGTGGTGGCGGTGGTGGAGCAAGCGCAGTAGGTGGTAACGCTCAAAATACAACTGGAGGTTCAGGCGGTAATGGAGGTAATGGTACTGCTTCATCTTATTCAGGTTCTTCAGTAACTTATGCAGGCGGCGGCGGTGGTGGTTGTCAAGATACTGCTGGTTCACCTGGTACTGGTGGCACAGGTGGCGGCGGTCAGGGCGCTGATGGAACAAATCTTGGACAAACCGCTGGAACAGTTAATACAGGTGGCGGAGGCGGCGGAGGCCGTCCTGCCGTTGGAACTGCATTTGGTCTATCAGGCGGCTCTGGAATAGTTATTGTTCGTTATTCAGATACAATTGCTGCCGCTGCTGCAACCACAGGTTCACCTTCTATAACGACTTCTGGCGGATATCGTATTTATGAATTTACTGGTTCTGGTTCAATTACTTTCTAAAGGATAAAATGGCACATTTTGCAAAAATAGAAAATAACGTTGTTACTGATGTTTTAGTAGTTTCTAACGAATTAGAACACAAGGGCGCAGATTTTCTAGCCAATGATTTAGGTCTAGGCGGCACTTGGATACAAACTTCATATAATCACAATTTTAGAAAACAATATGCAGGCATAGGTTTTACCTATGATGCCGACAATGATGTATTTATTGCACCGCAACCTTATCCATCTTGGTCGCTAGATGAAAACTTTGATTGGCAACCGCCAACACCTATGCCCACAGACGGTTTTTGGTATTGGGATGAAGATAGCCTAAGCTGGCTGGAACAATCTTTATAGATTATGGAAAAAAGCGCTAACGGATGGCCTGCGTCTGCAGATTCAGAGGCTATAGATATAGTTCGTAAGCGTGTCCCTGGGACAGATCTAAAGCTACGTGTAGCTAAACCTGTAGCGCCTTTATTAATTGGCTTTGCTGCAGAATTTCATAAGCTAGTAGAGCCCATAGATGAAGGTAAAACCCTGGACGACTGGGGCTATTGCTATCGCAAGGTAAGAGGATCTAATACCGTAGTCTCTAATCACAGTAGCGGTACTGCTATAGATCTTAATGCTACTCAGCATCCGCTAGCAGCTGTAGGTACTTTTAATGATGAGCAAGTAAAGGTAATTAACCGTTTATGCCGTAAATATGGTCTAAGATGGGGCGGTAATTATCGTAATCGTAAGGATGAGATGCATTTTGAAATCGCTCTAAATGCAGTGCAAGTCGAAACCTTAGTAAGAGGTTTAGAGATGGAGACCGATGAAGGCGAAACAGAATAAACAAGTAAAAACAGCTTTAGAGGTATCTGCCTCATGGGGTAGAGCAGCTCTTAGCGCTGCCTTAGCTTATTACTTAGCTACTGGCGATATGACTTTAAAAGGTCTAACTAGCGCTGCAGCCGCTGCGATTCTGCCTCCTTTAATGCGTGTCCTAAATCCTAAGGATCCGCTAGGACGTGGATAGTCTTTTTATTCAGCTAGGCGTTATAGCGGCTGCGACCATATCAGGGGTAGCCGCTATATTCGCTGCACGTGCAGAAAAGAATAGCCGCCCTGTCTCTAATGGCTTTGCCGATGAAGTGCTAGGCGATCTGAGGGAGCTTAGGCGTATGCTATTCACGCATCTCAAAGACCACGATCGAGAGGGACAAAATGCTAAAAAGTGTATTCATTGTGCCAACCAGGGGAAGGCCACAAAACGCAAAAAGGCTTCTTAAAGCCTGGAAAGATACTAAAGCTGTAGCAGACTTATATTTTGTCTGCGATATAGATGACTGGTCGCTACGCGATTATGAAGCGATAGACGACATAAACATAATAACTAATCATATAACCGCCGCTGGTATGGCTCAGCCTCTAAATATGGCTGCGATGGTTTTATTAGACGATACTAAATACGATCGCTATGCCTATTTTGGTTTTCTAGGAGATGATCACGTACCGCGTACCGATTTCTGGGACTATCTTTTAGCTCTACAGATACCAGGTAATAAACAGGGAATAGCTTACGGTAATGACTTA